CAAAACAATAAGAGAATATTTTTTTGAATACAAATCCAAACCAACACTTGAAGTGATGAAGGTTAAGATTGAAGAAATAGAAAATGATATTTTAAAAGTTTCGGTTGTAGAAAATCTAAAAGAAGCGTGGAGATACATTGAATCAAGCGATTTGAAGTTTGTCCAAGAACAAACATTGGAGTTCTGTCGTAATCAGGTTATGAAAACTGCCATTATGGATAGTGTGGATTTGATTGAGGTAGGACAATATGACCAAATCAAAAAACTCGTAGATAATGCTATGAAGGCTGGTCAAGATAGAGATTTAGGTCACGACTATATTGATGGAATAGAAGAAAGGTTAAATGAGTCAACGAGGAAAACCGTAAAAACAGGTTGGGACCCAATTGATGATGTGATGGATGGTGGTTTGGCAAGTGGAGAACTTGGAGTTGTAGTAGCTCCAGCTGGTATTGGTAAATCTTGGTGTTTACAGACACTCGGAGCCAGTGCAGTTAAAAAAGGATTGAATGTAGTTCATTATACATTGGAGTTAAATGAAAACTATGTTGGTCTTCGATACGATACAGTTTTTAGTGGAGTTACAACGGCCAACATAAAGTTTTATCAAGAAGATGTCAAGAAAAAAATTGACCAACTCGAAGGAACATTATTAATAAAATACTTCCCAACCAAAAGTGCTTCAGTTCAAACCTTAACTTCACATTTGAGTCAAATAGAACTTCAAGGTAACAAACCTGATTTGGTATTAGTTGATTACGCTGATATTCTCAAAGGTGTGGGTAGTGAAAAACGGCATGTATTAGAAAAGATTTAAGAGGATTAGCAGGTGAGATGGATTGTCCAATATGGACAGCCTCACAGGCGAATCGTAGTTCGTTGGAAGAGGAAGTTATCGACGCTACAAAAGTTGCTGAAGCTTACTCAAAGGTAATGATAGCGGACTTCGTGGTATCGGTTAGTAGGAAAGTAGAGGATAAAATAGCAAACACAGGTAGATTTCATGTGATTAAAAATAGATTCGGGCCTGATGGTATAACATATCCATCAAGCATCAATACCAATATTGGTAAAATTGATGTGTATGAATCATCAACACAAGGTGGTCAAGACGCTCAAGGTAAGATGGATAATTCTCAAGAGTTTATGAGAAAAACACTTGCAGAAAAGAAGAAAATGTTTGAAAAAGATGTAAGTGGCTTCGAATAGAATACCATATATATTATATTTAATAAAGGTCAGCAAATAAGATTTAGAAAAAATTAATAGGAGTTACGATGGAAAAGTTTAAGTTATCGGATAATTTTATAAACAAGTTTAAAAGAAAAAAACCACCCTTTGGTTTCAACGGATTGGGTGAGTTAGTTTACATGAGAACCTATTCAAGAATTAAAGAAGATGGAAAAAATGAAAGATGGTGGGAGACCGTACAAAGAGTTGTAGAAGGTACTTACACCATGCAAAAGAATTGGATTGACTCACATCAATTGGGGTGGAATCCGTGGCAAGCACAAGCTTCAGCTCAAGATATGTATGAGCGTATATTCACTATGAAGTTTTTGCCACCCGGCCGTGGTCTTTGGGCAATGGGAACACCTGTTACCGAAGAAAAGGGTTTGTACGCCGCCCTAAACAATTGTGCATTTGTATCAACAAAGACACTCAAAGAGGATTACTCAAAACCATTCTGTTTCCTCATGGACGCAAGTATGTTAGGAGTAGGAGTTGGATTCGATACAAAAGGTGCTGGAGAAATAGTTGTAAAGGGAGTGGATAAAGATAGAGATTCACAAACCTATCAGATACCTGATACTCGTGAGGGGTGGGTTGAATCTGTAAAATTACTATTGGAAAGTTACTTTCATGGTCAAGCACCAGTAGAGTTTGATTACTCGGTGGTGAGACCAGCTGGAGTACCCATCAAAGGATTTGGTGGTGTTTCGAGTGGGCCTGAACCATTACAAGAGGTTCACAAAAATATTACAGAAGTTCTTGAAAAGAATGGTGGAGAACCAATCACCGTAACAACAATCGTAGACATAATGAATCTGATTGGTAAATGTGTTGTAGCTGGTAATGTAAGAAGAACAGCTGAGATTGTATTTGGTGACCCACATGACGAAGAATATTTAGATTTAAAGAATTATAAAGTAAATCCACATCGCGACCAATATGGTTGGACATCTAACAATAGTATATTTGCTGAGTTGGGTATGGATTATACTGAAGCTGCCAAACGAATCGTGGATAATGGTGAACCTGGTTTCGCATGGTTAGACAATATGAGAAAGTATTCTCGTATGAAAAATGGTGGAGACAACAAAGACCATAGGGCGATGGGTGGTAATCCTTGTTTGGAACAAACATTAGAATCATATGAGTTATGTTGTTTGGTAGAAACATTTCCTAATAACCATGATTCCTTTGAAGACTATGCTCGTACATTGAAATATGCATATCTGTATGCTAAATCAGTTACATTAGGTAAAACACATTGGTCAGATACAAATCGTGTGATGTTAAGAAACAGAAGAATCGGATGTAGTGTAAGTGGAGTAGCTCAATTTATAACTAATAAGGGTTTAGACCAACTGAAAGATTGGTTGAATGATGGTTACGATGTTATTCAAGATTGGGATAAGGTTTACTCTGATTGGTTTGCTGTTCCAAGAAGTATCAAGACTACATCAGTAAAACCAAGTGGAACAGTTTCATTATTAGCAGGAGCGACTCCTGGATTACATTATCCTGAGAGTCGTTTTTACATTAGAAGAATAAGGGTTTCAAAACATTCTGAACTATTAAAACCTATGGAAAAGGCTGGATACAAAATAGAACCAGCATTTGGTTCAGAAGATACAACTATGGTGGTTGAAGTTCCTGTAGATGTCGGAGAAGGAATAAGAACTGTAAGTGAGTTATCCATTTGGGAACAATTCAGTTTAGCAGCTTTTATGCAAAGACATTGGGCAGACAATCAAGTTAGTTGTACGGTTACATTCGATCCTGAAGCAGAAGGTGGTCAGATACCATCTGTTTTGAACTATTATCAATATCATCTCAAAGGAATAAGTTTACTACCAAGACATGACTTGGGAGCATATCCACAAATGCCTTATGAATCGATTGACGAAAAGGAATATAATAAACAAGTTAAGAAACTTGGTAAACTATCTTTTGGAGTAATACACAAGGAAGAAGCAAATATAGAAAAGTTTTGTGATGGAGACTTCTGTGATGTAGAAGAATTTCCTGAAACTGGTGATGTTGATGACCAAGATACAACAAATGGATAAAATTCACATACATAAAAGCGGACAGGCAGACGACACACCTGTAGAAAAATGTGTCATTTCACAAACAAAACAAGGAGATTACTATGAACTATCGTAATCTAATCTTCGGTCTGATAATGTCAGTAGGGGTTGTCTTTGGGCAATCTGTTACTGGTTTTGTTGGAGTCGGAGAACAACCACTTGTTGGAGCAAATGTAATAATAGAAGGTACTGAACTCGGTGGAGTAACAGATTCCGAAGGGAAATTTGTTATAGATACTGGTACAGGTACTTTTGATATTACTGCTTCATACATCGGTTATGTATCCCAAACCAAGTCAGTAAAGGTTGGGGACATAGTTGGGAGTGTTAGTTTCGACTTAGAAACTGATGTTGTTGCTCTCACAGCACTTGAAGTACTAGCTTCAAGAGCGGATGAAACAACACCTGTGGCTTACACTAATGTTAGTAAGGAAGAAATGGAAGTGAGATTAGGTTCTCAAGACATTCCAATGATTCTTAACACAACACCAAGTGTATATGCTACACAACAAGGTGGTGGTGCGGGAGATGCCCGTATTAATGTTCGTGGATTCAATCAACGGAATGTTGCCGTAATGATTAATGGAGTTCCCCAAAATGACATGGAGAACGGATGGGTCTATTGGTCTAATTGGGATGGAGTAGGTGATGCTACTTCCTCAATTCAGATGCAGAGAGGTCTATCAGCTGTTAATCTAGCTACACCTTCTATTGGTGGAACTATGAATATTATCACCGACCCAGCTGCTCACGAGAAAGGTGGGAAGTTGAAGCAAGAAGTCGGTGAGGGTGGATTCTTAAAGACCACTTTGAATTATAACTCAGGTCTAATAAATGATAAACTAGCAGTAAGTGGAACGATTGTTCGTAAAACCGGAAATGGTTTTATCGATGGAACATGGACAGATGCATGGGCTTATTATTTAGGGACATCTTACGCTGTATCGGACAAGCAAAGGTTTGAGTTATACGCAATAGGAGCACCACAACGACATGGACAGAACCTATACAAACAGAATATCGCAACTTACTCACAAGAGTTAGCTACAGATATTGGATGGGATGATGAAGGTAACGGCTACGACCCAACAGCATTTGCTGAAGGAGAGAAGTTCGAAACTGAAGCTGGTAGGTTCTACAATCAGAATTGGGCACCTGTAGACCCATCATACAAAGGCCAGCAGTATTGGTATATGTATGGTGCTAAAACTACAGATAGGTTTAGTTCTGATTTCCTAAATGAAAGAGAAAACTTCTTTCATAAACCACTTGTGAATTTAAATCATTTTATCGATTTAAACGACCAAATGACTTTAAGCTCTGTAGCTTATTGGAGTGGTGGTAGTGGTGGTGGAACTGGTACTTACGGAAGTGTCAGTAGAAAACCTGCAGTTGAAGGAGAACCTTGGTACGCAAGTTCACCTTGGATGTGGGATTGGGATGGAGAGATTGCACAGAACTCTGCTAATGTAGATTCTGCATGGTCAGATACCGAAAACAGATCTACTGGTATTCTTCGTAACTCAATCAATAGACAAAACACTTATGGTTTGATTTCAAAGTTAAACTATGATGTTTCAGATGAACTTGAAGTTCAGATTGGTATTGATTGGAGAACTGCTGGTATCG